TTCGCCAAGTCACCAACCAGCAGCGCCAGCAGCGCCCCCGTCTTAAGGTACAAGCTGTTAATAACTTGGCTGATTACAAGGTTGCCCAAGTCATTGAGGGCATCATGCGTCACATTGAGGTCAACTCCAATGCCGATACCGCCTATGACACCGCCTTTGATTATGCTGTGCGTATGGGTTGGGGCTACTGGCGCATCAATACTCGATACACCAGTGAAGATTCTTTCGACCAAGAAATCTACATTGACACCATTGATAACCCGTTTACGGTGTACTTTGACCCTAATTCTGTATTGCCTGACGGGTCAGATGCCGAGCGTTGCCTAATCACCACAGTGCTGGACAAAAAGATATTTCGGGAAATGTACCCAAATGCAGATGATGGGGCATCGTTTACACAGCGGTCTACAGGGGATGACACCGCAAGCTGGGTAACCAAAGAGGATATTCGCCTTGCTGAGTATTTCTATATTGAGCGTGAAAAAGCCAAGTTGTATTTGCTGAGTGATGGTTCAAGACACTTTGCCGACTCCAATTCATTCTTTGAAAGAGTAGAAGCCGCAGGGTTAACAGTGCTTGACCAACGGGAATCATTCCGCAAGGCTGTTAAATGGGTCAAGATGACCGCAATGGAGATTATTGAGGAGAAGACTTGGGCGGGTAAATATATCCCTGTTGTGCCTTGCTACGGGGCTCAGGTCATTGTGGACGATAAGCGCAAAAAATACGGTTTGGTGCGGTTTGCCAAAGACCCGCAGCGTATGTACAACTTCTGGCGCACCAGCATGACTGAGAGCATTGCCCTTGCACCTAAAGCCAAATGGTTGCTGGCAGAGGGACAAGACGAGGGTCACGAAAGCGAATGGGCGCTGGCTAACATCAAGTCAAGCCCTGTGCTGCGCTACAAGCAAAAAGACATTGACGGCGCACCAGCCCCTGTGCCGCAGCGTTTGCAACCCGAACCGCCACCTATGGGCATCATGGAAGCCGCAGGCGCTATCTCTGCTGATTTGCAGATGGTGCTGGGTATCCTTGATCCCAATCAGTTGCCAAGCGGCAATATATCGGGCAAAGCCTTGGCTGGTCAGCAAAATCAGGTTGACCTGTCTAACTTCCACTTTTACGACAACATGACCCGTTCCATTCGGCACACGGGCAAGATCATTCTTGATTTAGTGCCAAAAATCTACGACACCCAGCGGGTAATGCGGATCATTGGCAGCGATGGTCAGCCGAGCATGGAGACTATCAACGAGCAGAAAACCACAGATGATGGCATCCAAACGGTGCTGAACGATGTGACGGTGGGCGAATATGACGTAGTGATGGACACAGGGCCAGGCTTTATGACCAAGCGCCAGCAAGCCGTTGATGCGTTGATGCCGCTGATGGCAAAGCCTGAATTGTTCAATGTGGCGGGTGACTTGGTGTTTAGGAATATGGATTTCCCTGGCGCTGATGTGATTGCCGACCGCCTTGCCGCTATGAATCCGCTGGCGCAGATTGATGAGAAATCCGATGTGCCGCCGCAAGTGCAGATGGAACTGGCACAGGCTAAGAAAACCGTACAGGATATGCAAAACCAGATGGCAGCAATGCAACTGGCGATGCAACAACGTGCCGACATCGAGCAAGTCAAGCAAGATTCTGAGACTAAGCGGGAACTCATGCGCCAGACTGCTAGGGCGCACAACACCGAATTGATGGCAGAAGTTAAGGTCAATGATCAGAACACCCGATCTATCACCAGCCAGAATAAGACTGAGATCGAGGCAATTGTTCAACTGTTGTTGCACCGCATGGACACTAGCCGCTTGACTGAGGAAATTGACCGTAGAAATGCCGAGCAGAATCAGTATGCACAGTTTGCCGCCCAAGATATTGACATGGGACAAAGCCCATTACTTGAGCCGCAACAGCCGCAAGGCGCACCATTAACACAACAGTAAGGGGAAATCATGGCACGAAGTATTGTTACAAGTGAAAACAAAGCTGAATTTGATGAAGCTAAATTAAGCCCCTCTGTTAAAAGAGCTTATGCAACAGATTTAAAAGAAGCAGAACAAGCATCTAGCAAAATAAAAGATGACGCAAAATCTCATTACGATGCAATGAGGGCGCACAAACAAGCATCTATTTATGCTCATCCTCCAGAAAATATTGAAAAACATTTAGAAAAAGCTAGATATCACGCTGCTGAACATAGAAAATTTACACGGGTTGAGCGTGAACGTTATTTAAAAGAGCGTGAAGAAAATGCTCGTCAAGCCAATATTCGTGCAAACAAAGCTAGAGGGGTTACTGCCAGCACAGATACTGAAAAATTGTATGGATACACGACTTATTGACTGATTCATGATTTCGTGGTAAAAACCACAAAACCTTACCAGTTGGGTCAACTGGGTTAATTCTTAGGATCAAACCTATGTCAGAAGTACAGGAAGCACCACAAGTGCAACCAAGGCAAGCACAAACGGTGCTTACCAGTGAGAACATGGCTGAATTCACCGCCAAGAGGCTTGGGTTAGCTGATACAAGCGAGGCTGCACCAGCAGAGCCGCACAATCAGAGTGAGCCAACCGAGAGCGAGAAAGAGGCAACAGCGGTAGAGGATCGAAAACAGAATCCTAAGTTGGAGAAAAGGTTTTCAGAGATTACCAAGCAACGAGAGGCCGCTAGGGAAGAAGCCCAGCGAGAGCGAGAAGCTAGGCAGTCACTGGAAGCAAAGTTGCGGGACTATGAGGAAAAAGCAAAGCCTAAAGCCGAGCAAGTAACCGAAGATGAGCCGCAGCCAGAGCAGTTCTCCGATATGTATGAATACGCCAAAGCGTTGACAGACTATCGAGTAGATCAGCGATGGAAAGATGAGAAGCAAAAGGAAGTGCAGGCAAAGGTTCAAGCCGAACGAGACCAATTGATAAACACTTGGGCAAAGCGGGTTGACTCTGCAAAGAGCGAGATACCAGATTTTGAGGCAATGGTGGGTTCTGCTGATGTTGTTGTGAGCAACGAAGTGCGGGACGCAATATTTGAATCAGAAGTTGGCCCTCGTATCCTGTATCACTTGGCTGAAAATCCAGACATAGCTGAACAACTGCAAGGCATGACTTTGACAAGAGCCTTGGCTACAATTGGGAAACTGGAAGCAAAGTTTGAAAAGACTGAGCCTCAGACAAAGCCTACTGTTGGAAGAAGTAAAGCGCCAGCGCCGATCAACCCAATCAAAGCGTCTGCAAACGGGCCAGTTACAGAACTTGACTCAAACCGTCAATTTCATGGCAACTATCAGGCTTGGAAAGCAGCACGACTTGCAGGGCGAATCCGCTGACAACCCAAATCTTTTATAAGGAAATGAAATGAGCAACAATCTGCTTACCATCTCCATGATCACCAACGAAGCGTTGATGGTTTTGGAAAACGAGTTGACTTTCTCCTCTGAAGTCATGCGTAACTATGATGATCAATTCGCCGTTACTGGCGCAAAGATTGGCGCAACTTTGAACGTTCGCCGCCCTGGTCGTTTTATCGGTACATCTGGCCCTGCGCTGAATGTCGAAGATTTCAACGAAACCAGCACCCCCGTTACATTGTCAACACAATTCCACGTTGATACCCAGTTCACTACTCAGGACTTGGCATTGTCGTTGGATATGTTCTCTGACCGTGTATTGAAGCCTGCTGTAGCTGCTGTAGCCAACAAAATTGACTATGACGGCACAACAATGGCGAAGCTGAACACTGCCAACATCGTTGGTACTGCTGGCACACCTCCTACATCACTGTTGACATACCTGACCGCCCAAGCCTATCTGGACGCAGAGGGTGCGCCCCGTGATGGTCGCCGTTCATGCATTATTGAGCCGTTCACTGGCGCAACAATCGTGGATAGCTTGAAAGGTCTGTTTGTGCCTAATGACCGTATTGGTATGCAATACAGTAAAGGCATGATGGGTCGTGACTCTGCTGGTATGAACTGGAAGATGGATCAGAACATTTCTGCTCAAACTTTCGGTACTTACACTGGTACAGCAACGATCAACACAAGCACCGACACTGGCATTTTGACTTCTGGCTGGGCGCAAACTTCTGCACTTACCTTGTCGAAAACTGGCACATTCATTCCTAACGTTGGTGACACTTTCACCATCGCTAACGTGTATGCGGTCAACCCCCAGAACCGTCAAGCCTACGGTAGCAACAAGCTGCGTAATTTCGTTGTCACTGCCATCAGTGGTAATGCCGTTACTGTCAGCCCTGCTGTTATCTCTGCTGGTCAGTTCCAAAACGTGTCCATCACAAGCCCTGGCGCTTCTGCTGTGACCCCGTTTAACCAAGCTGGCGCAGTGTCACCGCAAAACATCGTTATGCACAAAAATGCTTTCACATTGGCTACTGCCGATTTGGAATTGCCTGATGGTGTGCATTTTGCTGGTCGTGCAAGCGATAAAGACTTGGGCTTGTCACTGCGTGTTGTTCGCCAATACACAATTAATAACGATTCGATCCCGACTCGTGTTGATGTGCTGTATGGCTGGGCCCCGCTGTACCCCGAATTGGCTTGCCGAGTGGCTTCCTAATCAACCCATTAAAAAAGGAAATTAATCATGGCTAATCCAGGCGCAGCAACCACCGTCACTAACCACCCATCCAATCTTGCAACCAACCAAGCCTTGCGCTTGATTGCCTCTGCACAATCGGTAAACCTTAACTCTGTTGGCGACACTGTTGCTAATATTTTGGTTTCGG